TGCCTTTCGTTTCTACGCATAATTCATCCATTTAAAATAAAAGAGCCTGTTACAGCTCTTTTTGTGGGGTGTTGATCAAATACGGTCAGAACCTTTCTGACTGCGTTGATTGCCAGTTTCTTTATGAGTTGTTGTCGATTTTTGCGATGCGCTCTCAGTAAAGCTGACACCTTTTTTCAAGCTGCCAGTGTTTCCGCCTTTCTTTTTGTCTTCCATTATTTTCTCCTGATTAATGAACTGAAAAGCACGGCCTAAGCCGCACTATCCCATTTAAGAATACGAGCATTCGCTGCGTCTGTGTGACAAAGTCCAAAGTTTCCTAGGTAGTACCACGCAACACCTTTTGAACGACCGAAGTCGGTTGGAATTTTTCCTCGAATTTCTTCTGGAATAACGATACCCTCACAAACAGTATCTGCTCCAAAAAAGAACACGCCATCTGATTTGTCGTTCGTCCAACCTTCGTTTTCTATGTTGGTTTGCTCAACAAAGCGAATACCTTCATAGCGGCCCATTTCGCCTTGCATAATCATGCCGAAGCCAGATTCTACATAATGACTAATGCTTTCGAGATCGTCTTTAAACGTGCGTAAGGCGCCAGGTCTTGCAAGAGACACATAGTTATCGCCGTCAAACGGAATAATGTCGCGCTCTTTCATTTCGTCAGCGATTTTTTTAACGTGTTCTTTAGTAAGCGCAACGTCATTTGTGATAGTGCAGCCCGTTTCTTCTGTCACGATAGCTGTTGTGCTTGTGCCAGATACTGCCGAAACAGTTAAAGGAGTTGCATTAAATTGAGCATGCGCCGCTTTATCGATTGTTTTTCGAGCATCGTTTTTCAATACTTTCTTAATAATCTTTTCGACGGGGTGTTTGGATAGGTTGTCTAGCTTTCCAGTGTAAGGAACAGAGTTACCAAACTCTTGTACTGTCATGCTTTCTTGGCGAATATTGAAATTCGTTTCAGGCATAGCTGTTGTTTCAGCAAGCTGTCCGCCTGCTGTCGCTACATCTGAATAAACATCCCAATATAGCTTGTCGCCTTTATTTAAGCCCTTGCCTTCTTCGACATCGCACATTTGGCGAAAACGGCAATTCGGTTGTAATTCTGTTCTTAATACATCAGATAATTCATCTGAATACATGTACCCACCAAGGGTATCGGTTGCCCAAACTTGTCCGGCCATTGTTGTTCTCCTCACGCTTCACAGCGTTAGTTTTAAAAGTTATTAACCTGCGCCAGGTCTTCCTGAGCGCATATTTGCAATTATTTGCGATTTAGATAATGGTGCTGGTTTGTCTTTGCCTATATTGGCTGATTGATTAATGCCAGATATAGATCGCGCAGAAGTCTTTTTCCGTTCTGATCGATTAGCATTCGACGCCTTGTTTTGGATAGATTTAACCCACTGTCGAGCATGTTCGCCACTTTCATTCATGATTTCGTCCAGGGGTTTATCTGGATTATTCGCACGAAGGTTTTCAGCAAATTGTTTAGCTACCGAGTAGACTTTTTCGTCCTCAACTACATCTGAATACTTTTTCTCGAACGAAGCGTTTATAGCATTCACTTGAGCAGAATAGTCTGCTTGTTGTAAGCGCGTCACGACACGCTGTTCCGCTTCTTGAGTTATTTTAGCAATGTTGATTTCTGGGGTAGCTTGTTCGCGCCCCTTAGTCAGCATTTTGTGCATTAACTCGTCTGCTTTGTGGTCGTCTCCGTCCATCAATGCTTGTCGATGCTCTGCTATCATTTCTTTATTAAAGGCAGCGTCTTTATCAGATAGCTGTTTTAATTTTGATTGGTCTGCGTGAGCATTGATTTGCTTTTCTCTTTGTTGTAACTGTTGTTCGATTTGCTGCAGTCTTCGGCGCTCTACCGCCGCTTCATTAAGACGCAAGTCCGCCGATTCATGCTTTTGATTAGCAGCAATAACTTGCTCAATAGTCCGCTCAACTTCTTCACCATCAACTTTCAACTTTACATAAGATTGACCGTCTCGCTGATAAACAGGAGATAGGTTTTTCTCTGCTTGGTCTTCGTGCTCATGATCATCTTCTTCGCTTACTCTTTCTTCGTTTCGATTGGCCGCAATTTCTGCTAATCTAGCTGCGCGAGGGTCTAATTCTTGACTCTCTTGCTGCTGACTTTCTATCTCTTCATGGTTCTCAATCTCGTCTGTCACGATAGAGTCTGTTTGCATGATGTTCTCCGTTTGTATATAAAAAAGCCCCGTTAATACGAGGCTGTTAAGTTAAATATTTTCAGCTTCTTTGAGCTGAGCTTCTGATATTCGACCGTTGCTAATAGCCTCGTCTAACCAACCTATTAACATTTGCAGCGCTGCTGCTCTCTGCCTAAGATCGTTCGCTGTTTTGCTGCTCCACTCAGGCGCTGCTAATAAATCAATTGATATTTCGCTCAGTTCACCCTTAGCGCGTCCCATGACATAACGACCCACATCTGTTGATAACCATTCTTCAACGCTAATCCCCAGTTTCGCTTCTTTGAATAAAAAATCCAACTCTTGGTCTTCGTTCATGTGTCACCTAAAATGTATCGTGGTTTTGTGCTAGGTTTTCAGCTTGTAATCTCAGCTTGGTTTGATCATTATTTATTTTTCCGGCTGCTATCTGTCGCGTTGTTTGTAGCTTAATTTCTTCTAACCCTGTTCTTTGTCTCAGGCTTTCAATTGTTATCTGTTCTTTTAACGCCAGTTCTGCCATCCATTTCTCGCGATTATCTCGGAACTTTGCTTCCGCTAGCCGTTGCTCAAACCCTATATTATTTTCTTTTATTTTTAATTCTTGCGCTTTAATGCTGAGCATTGGGTCAGGAGGTGGGGCCTGTTGCTGTTGTTGCTGTTGCGCTAGTTCATCTTCGTTTTTGAAGAATCTCGCCCCGTCTTTATAGCCAACAGCACCAAAAACTTCTTTAATAATTTCTTCTTCTTTAATACGAGGAATAGCATTTGGTGCCAACTGGCCTACTGTCATAAACCCCGTGCGCATACGTTCAAGTTTCTGCTTAGGATTGGTTGCTCCCATTCCAACATTTACTCTGACAGTAAGCTCCGCATCTAAGATTTCATCTAAATCTACATTCTCGCCATACCTTTGAAACATCTCTGATTTACCAGCGGCTACCGCCAAAACTGTCATATCAGTTTCGTATTTAGCTTCAAGCTTTACTAGCTGTCTTAATGTGGGCTCTACCCATGTTTCAATAAACGTCCTAATCATATATTCAGAAATAGCAGAAGCGCCTGAATTCATCATTTCCATGCCGCCAACCGTTTCGCTTAATGCTCGATTGTTCTGCACGCTGGATTGACTAAATGCGCCTGCCGACTCATCCATACCAACATCTAAACGATCTTGTTCAGCATAACTTGAGCCTGTTACGTCTGGCGTACTTTCCGTTCTGATATCCTGCGTAATATTTTCCATCATTACGCCACCACCAGGAGTATTGCGCATCAATGAATTAACGTCTATTTTAGAGCCGCGCCGAATGTAATAACGCTTATTTAGAACTAGGTCTACGTTATCCGCGCGCTGATTTATTAAGCTGTTTGCTCTTTCTTGCAGCTGGAAATTTAATTCTACAGGTGACGATGGGTAGGTTTTGTGAGCCTCAAGAATACAAATACCTAATGTGATAGGCCTTTCACCATGAAGATAAACCTCCTCTAGTGGTTCTGGCTCGCTTAAAAGAAGATCATCGCCCACAGTCCAAAAAACAAGCTCCTCGCCTTTTTCACGAATGAAGTATTCCCGTAGCCATATGACAGTGAACTCATTACCCTCTTGCGTTTCTGTTTTATCTGCTGCGCTATCGGGTTCGCGTGATCTTCTGGTGCTATCATCTGCTTTATCTTCGTTAGCAGTTAGCAATTCAGAGAGTTCGTACTTATGCCATTTTTGCGAACCTGTTTTGCTGTCTTCTACCTCCATTCGAGCCAGAATATCACCGGCATACATCGGTACTTCACGTATAACATAGGTACTTGTTTGGATAGGGTCGCGCCAATCTGCAGCGGGGTCAAATCTGAGATTTTCAATCGGTATTAAATCTATAACCGGTTCGTCCCGTATTACGTCGACTCTTTCCACTTCTTGCATAAAAGGTTCATTTGTTGTTGGGTCATAAATAGTCTGACCGTTTTCATCAGTATACGGGATAGTGTCAGTTGTGATTTTTTCTTCGTATTTCCAGTGATTATAAGTGGCGCACACTCCATTGATCTGGCCGTCCTGATAAGCACCCATACACGTTAAGAACCATTTAATAGTGTTCTCTAGGCGATAGTTTAATAAACCCTGATGTATCTCTGCGCTTGCCTGTTGCCTTTCATCGTTGTCATTAAATGCTGATATAGTGACCAAATCAGACGTTGAAAACATTGCAGCTGCAAAAGCGGCTTCGCTAGATCTGATGCCGTTACGCGTTTTTGGATGAAACATTTTGTTTCTATTGCGATAATTCGCTGACAAAAACTTAGAGCCTTTTGCATGTTTGTTATGAAAATGAGCATTGTTTGCTTCTACTTTTTTCCGAACAGAGCTATCTAAATAATCTGTTGAGTTGGCGTATACTGTTTTAGCAGTTAACAACAAAGAGCTTTCGCTCGTCTTTGTGTCTATTTGCTCGCCATCTAACGCCATCGAATCATTAATCACTAATCACTCTCCCTGCAAAATCTCTCACTAGTCCACTAATTTCGGCGTCATCTCTTCGGCCACGTCTTAGCTTATAGCGCTCTAAAATCTCACCTCCAGCCCTCATAACCTGTTCAAGCCCAGCCGTTAGTTTATCTAAATGAACATAGAACCCGAACTGACCCGAAACGCCTCCTAGCTGAATTGTGGCTATATTATTGCTAGTATCTGCATTCACCATCCATATATAGCCTGGGTAGTTTTTATCTAATCGCTCTGCTATTTTTTTTGCAGTATCGATATCTGCTAGAAAGTGCTGCGGATTATCTAGTGTAATTAAATCATTCATTTCTTATATGTTTTCCGGGTGTTTTGGCAGTTTCATAGAATGTTTTATTAGTGAATTCATACGATTTATCTTTTGTTTTTTTTCTTCCTTTCTCCGCTGCTTTAACAAACGAAGAAAAGCTTTTTGTTTTAGCCATTAGTCCCAGCCCTCCGGCTCAAATGATTCTGGGTCTGTGCTCTCTGAAAAACCTCGCGCAAATTGCTCAAACGCATCGTTCCCGTGAGAAGCCCAATCGTGTCTTGGTCTGTCTTTAAAATTACCACGCTTGTCATCCCATTCTTTTCGATAATGATCTAAGCATTTAACACCCTGACTTGTGCTTTCTTCATCAAACCAGCACAGCGGTAATATATCCCTAACCGCTTGTATGGCCTCACCTTTAGCCGGTACTCTTGGTACTACAACAACATCAAACCCCGCATCTTGCACTATCTGCTTTCTGCTCTTGTTATCCGCTCTTGTTAAGTCTGTAATCTCTGCGTCGTGAGGAAGATAAATAGTGCTGTAAACGTATTCAAAGTCTCGCAGTTTCTTAAGATAAAACTGGATTGATTCGCCGCTGTTTTCGTAATAATTAATGAATCGATACTCACCGTGAACGTACTGCATAAACCAAATAGCCATTGCATCGTTGCGGCCTAAATCCCAGAATGTATAAACGGGTAATCGTGGATCGTAACTTATCTTTCTTATACGCCCTTTCTTTCTGATGTCTTTCTTATACGCCCTTTCTTTCTGATGTTTGTCATCTGTCTAGCATAGTAAGCACCATCTATAGCTTGCTCGAAAGCTTCTTCGGGCGTAGATGGATATTCACGTTTCATGTCATCTTTAAGCTTACTTTCTTTCTTGATGTACCAGACTCTTTGCCCTTTGCTTAACTGGATGTCTAGCTTTGCTTCTAGCCCATCGAAATACACATTCCATTCATCTGAAATGGTGACGTCTATAGGGTCTAGAGTGTATTCAGGGTCATCAAACCACGAGAAAAAATGGAGCTTAAAATCTAATGCTGTTAGTGTAGAGCCTTGTTCTTTAGCTCTTATGGCATCTTGGCAGTAATCGTAGAAATACCCGTCGTTCCCTTCTGCTGTTGATTCAAACGTTACGCTACCGTCAACTGGTACAGCTTCTAGCGCTCCTGTGACTATCTCGCGTGCTTTTTCTGGAAACTGCTTACATATCTTTCCAAATTCAGATACATGTAAATCTTGCAATGTGCCGCCGCGATAAGAGGTGCTTACTTTAATTGTTGACTCATTACTGAACCGGTAAGCTCCGCCTTTGTCGTTAACCGGTTTTGGGTATTCTAGCTCTATGCCCTCAAATATCTCTTTCCAGACACTTGATACATTTTCATAGCCAAATCTAACCTTGTTCTGATAGATATCATTTGCATCATCAAGCTTGTGTGCAATACAGCCTGACGCGAAATTTTCATTGAATATCGTACTGTCCAAGCTGCAAACCATTTTGAATGTAGTAAAACCAAGCTGTCGAGCTTTTAATATTAAATCTCTACCATGCTGATTTTTATAAAACTTACGCTGCGCCCAATTAGCGCGAAACCTAACAACTTTCCCACGCTTGTCTTTGATTTTATACAGAACATTTAGGCGAAACCATTTAAGAGAAAGCGCGAAGATCAGGTCTTTCTTTTCTGTCAGCTCTCCAGAGTCAAACAATGCGATGTATTGATCTGCAATCGCGACCTCTTCACTTCTCGTCATCTGCTGCTTGTTTTAATAATTCAGCTAGTGATTTTTTAGCGCCTACTTCGACATCAACAACTTTTTTAAATGCCTGTATACCGACGTGATCGCCGATTAATTTAAGTGACGACACCGCGGCTTTGGCATCAAAAACAAACATTGCATTTCCATCATCGTCTGTGATTTGAGTGCCGTCCGCAAAAGTTTTTGGCGTTACTTCTTGCATAACACGTTCGTGAATCTTGACCGCTTGATCGAGAACATAATCAGCATCTATAGCTGTTCTTTCGCTTCTCTCAGCTTTGAGAGCATCAACTCGATCTCGAATATGCGGTTTATCAAACAGCTCAACAGCTTTTCTATTAACTGTTGTTGCCTTCATTTTTGAGCAACTATAATTTTCTCGATACGCTGCAGATTTTTTTCCCAGCGTGAGCAAGTCTTGACATGCTCCCTCTTCTTTTGCTGTTAATTTTTTGGCCATAGCGGCTCTCCCGAGCGGCAAATTAAATTAGTTTGGTTTTGGTAACACAGACCAAAAACTGTGAGACGCTTCACCCCCTTTCAAGGAATTGGCTAACGCTAAATTGCGAGGAGCGCTTCACAGCAGGCCTCATTTCGCACGTTTCACAACGTTCGCATATCGCTTCACAGCGAGGTTTTTCTATTTCTTGTTTGTCCAAAATGCGTGATAACCGCCGTAGTGAACAGCTTCGTAATATTTCAATGCTCTTCTTCGTCTAAAGAAAGCCAAAATACCGCCCGCATCATTAATAATGATCAGCAAGTTTTCAAAGAAATTTCTATCTGCTCGTTTTTTATCGTTAGAGCTTTCGCCTATTGAGTACTCATAATCGTGAATATTAGCTGCTTCTGTTACGTCAAGAAAATACATCGTATTAGGTATTAGCTTAGCTAGCGCACTGTCTTTAGCGCCCATGCCATTGCATATCAGCTTTTTTATTTCAGGATCGAGTCGGTAGTACGAATCTGGTGCGTTTAGCTTAATCATTTTCTACTGCTTGTAGCTTTTCTAGCTCACTAGATAACAGAGTGTTGATCAATAAAGGATCACAAATTCCATTGTCTGGATATCCGGGATAACTTGATTTGATAACTAATAACATAAGTTGGCGATCTGTATCTGACAATGCGTCACAACCGTTTTGCTTTAGAGAGATAGCGGTGCCAATTGGTGATATTGCTTTATCAACAATCACACAACCAGCTAAAACAATAGACAGCATTAGGCCTACTACAGCTAAGAGTATATTTTTCATTTTTGCTCACCTACTTCTGTTTTAGAATGTAATCTGCGATGCGATCTAGATTTTTGTTGATATCGTCTAGCGCTTTAGTTGTGCGATCTTCTTGTCGTTTGGATGCTTCAGCATTGTGCTCAATATTGATCGAATTTGCTGAGATACGTTTATCTTGATCTGCAAGATAGAACATACCAGAAACCAAGATGGTTGCTGTTGTTAGTACATGAGTAATCGATACTGTTTTATCTACGTGCCAACCTTGCCTGCGATCATTGTTTAAATAGCTATGCTGTTCTTGCGCTTCTTGCTCAGACATCACAGGCCCTTTTCTTCTATCAATGTGTAAGTTATGTTTTCACCATACCGGTTTGCTGTTTCTTCACATAACTTAATAAATTTAACGTAATCATTAGGGTCAGCAAATACTTGGCAGCCTGCAGACCACTTGTCTACTTGAGTACTGGTTCGTCTTGAGCTTGCTCTGTGAATATTGATGCCGTGAAAGCCTATATCCACCTCGCCTTTATCATCAACTGATAAGTCTAAATTTCTATCACGATATACAGGCACAGGTTTAGCCTGGACTAAAGCTTTGTAAATACTTCGGTGTTCACCTAATTTATAACAGCCGCGATGCTGGCCTTCGGCTAAAATAGCAGTGCCTTTCACATTCATGGGATTTTTAAGCCAATAGGCACCTGGATCAGTTGTCACATTGAAAATGTCTAATTGCCACTTGTTTTCAATTTTGTAAGCGACAGCTATAAAGTCATTGAAGCTGTTAGAGCTGTTATCTTCTGTGCGAATCCCAATGATGTTTAAGTTGTAGTCGCCATTTTCGAAAAATGCATAATCGAGACGAACTAACGCCTCACGTAGTTTTTCTACTGTGACAGTTGATTTATTCATTGGGATTCTCAAATTTCAGACATAAAAAAGCCCAGATCAATGATCTAGGCTATATTTGGGTGTGCTTCTGCACTATATACGAATTAGACTACTTTACTGTTCACAATATTGCAAGTTTATTGTGTTTATAATCAGTGATTATTTATTCAGTACCTATAATCTCTCTATTGCCACTATCTTGCCGCCATCTATCTGCCTTTGCTAATCAAGCTTTCCTGCAATGAAACTCTCTCCGTGGGCTAATAGCATCCTTGCCCTCTCTCTTTTTATACCAACACGCTCGGCAGATCGAGTTAAATTACAGCCTTCAAAATAATAGCGTTTTAAAAACTCCCCCGTTTCTCTGTCTTTCTGTCTTAGTCGAGCAATAGCGGCATCAATTTTCATAGCCTCTTCTTCGGTAATAGATAGTATATTCATCCCCTTCTTTTTGTTTGCGTATGAACTAGATGCTGGGTAGCCGGTTCGGGGTACGCTACCCATCCGTGTCCATCTTACCCACTCATCCAGCTTTCTTGATGTATCGCTAGTATCTATTACCGACATTTATTATCTCGCTTTATATCCCAGTGACCTAGCATAGCTGTCTCCCTATTGTTTAGAGAGTTGCTAAGTCCCATTTGAAATGTGACTTATGTGCCATCTAGCAGTTTTCGCGTTTGAAACGCGGAAAATAAGTTCTCTAAATATTCACCCACACACATTTAAAATGTACATGGCTTTGTCGTCAGGCGTTGCTAGTGACTATAAATAATCCTCAATTTTAGCGTGAAATATAACAGGGCTTCCGTTTTCCTCATTAATATCTTTGACTATTACAAAATAGATCGCTTCTTCTCTGTTTACTCCGATGACAACACCGGTATGAACGGTACCTTCTACGTTTATATAAATACTGTCTGCGGCCTTATATGTTGGACTTATATCATTATCGATAACCCATTCTTTTATCCTTTCTTCCAAATCACGGTATAATTTGAAAATCATACCCTGCAACTCTGATAGATCGAAACTTCGGCAAATACTCCAATAGCCTTCTTTTATCATTTGGTCTGCTAGCTCTCTGGCGCGTACTGCTTTGATCTTGTCAAAACATAGAGATAGTGCCACGGCATCATCAGCAGCATAAGTTACAACCGACTCTTGTCCGTCTCTAATAAGAATTTTTTCTGTCTTCATAGCTGCCGTGATCACGTCTTCTTTTGTGATTATTGGTCTTTTTTTGTTTCTTATGTCTATTTTTCTCACTCTCTTCCCCTTAAGTATTCTTTCAGCACGCTAATAGCCTCATCAGCACCGTATGCTACAACCGCTTTATATCCTGATGAATTGGCATAACTACCGAATATCTTTTGCTCTGGTGACACTCCACCTATTCCTCTTGCTGTTTTAGGCCTGCGCTCTGGCGTTTTAAGCTCGATATACAATCCATGAAAGCCATTAGCCGGGTATGGCAGAAACATGTCGTAAACTCCCTTTTTGACGCCTTCTGATTTTAGCTGACTTCCTCTTATCGCTCTGCTTCTTGCGTTATCGCCTCTGGCTCCTCCATTCGGTATAGCATGGAACCAGTTGAGCATCGGCAGGGCCTTAGTAAGATAATCAACATTTCCGCGCTTTAGTGTTCCTGTCTCTTTATGCAAGTCGGCCTTTTCAAAACCATAACGAGCCGCGATTTCTACATAATCAAATATAGCTATTTGGTGCGCTGACTCAGACGCTTTTGCTGATAGTCTTGCTGTGCTCATGCTCATTACTCCTGTTCGCTAAAAGGGAATTTCAGAATCGAATTCGTCAAAATTTGGCGCCGGTGCCTGATTATGCTGTGACGCATGCGGCACGCTGTCGTAGTTAGAAGGCCGTGCTTGTTTCTAGACTGCTGATTGTTCGGGGCCTGCGGCTGATTTTGTTGTTGTTGCTGGTTTTGTTGGTTGTCGTTACGGCTATCTAGCAGCTGAATATTATTTGCCTGAATCTCTGTTGAGTAACGATCAGAACCATCTTGAGCTTGATACTTTCGTGTCACCTGTTTTCCTGTGACAAACAACTTCGATCCTTTGCGGCAGTAATTTTTTATTACTTCCGCGGTATTGCCAAACGCTGATATTCTTACCCAATTTGTTCTTTGGATAATATTGCCGCTTTGCTTGTCTTTATAATCGTCCGAGCATCCTAGGCTAATGTTAGCGATCGTCTCGCCGCTTTGTGTGAGTCTAATCTCAGGGTCTTGCCCTAAATTGCCGATGAAATTACATTGGTTTAGTGATCTAGCCATTTTAATAACCCTTTTTCTGCTGTTGATTGAATTTGGCTATACGTCTTTGACGCATTGCTCTATCGTTCTTTTGTTTGGTCTTTGCTTTGTAGTCACGCTTTTGTTTGTTGCACATTTTTATACGCCTATAATTTACAGCTTTCGCAGTCGTCAAAATCTAAATTTTCTAATTCAGCTCTTCGATTTAATTCGTCTTGTGCTTTCTTGCCGATGTTCTTTAATTCATCGCTATGAAAGCCGTTAAATGCTGCCGATATTTCTTTTAGCTCTTCGTTTGTAAATTCGCTCACTGCTCAGTCTCCATCATTAAAAAGCACTCACATACAGCTCGAC